CAAGCACTGTACCGTCGGCTGTTTTTGCAATTTCAATGTTTTTATCTTCTACTCTTAAAGTTGCAACATCAATACTTGTAGTATCGCCTTCAATTAATAAGTTTCCAGTTACTCTTAAATCGCCTTCTACGTCTAAAGTATACTCAGGAAGTCTATCTGTTGTAAATATACCTACGCGACCTTCGCTTGCATCAATGTAAATACCATCAACTGTAACCGATCCATATGCGCTTGATTTAACACGCAAACTTAAATCGTGATCTGTAAGCTGATTTTCAATATAAAAACGTGGGCCAACAACTTTTTGTACGTTATTTTGCGACAGACCGATTGTTAATCCACCTGAGTTTTGTACAGTTAAAGTTCCTACTGTAATACCATTCGAATCTGATGGTAAAAATTGGTCAGCTGTTCTAACAACTCCTGTACCTGTTACAAGCGAGTTTGCGCCTGATGCAATTCCGTGATACTTAAATGTATCTTTATTAATAATATTAAAGCCTTCGTATATTGTTCCATTTGGATTTGTATCAGTAACTAGTCCTAATATTCTCTGAGAATAAATTGGTGTAAATTCTAAATTACTAAACACTCCAGACAGTGTTCCGCCTATATACAAATAAGAAACAGTACGTGAACGACTTTGTAAATCTAACAAACTTCCAATTACAAATCCGCTTTGCCCTTGAGTAGCAGTATATTGTGGACCAATTAATATAGTATCTGTTCCGTCATATGCATACAACTGATTGTTTAGGTTGTCAATCCATAAGTCGCCGGCAACCATTTGTGGTCGCGAATCTTGTACAAATGGTCCGCCGGATGCTTTCCATACTGCACCGTCGTATACTTTTAATCGCTGATCAGTTACATCCCACCATACCTGTCCTGTTAACGGATTGCTAGGAGCAGCAGTATTTGCAAAACTTTCTAATAACTTAATAAAGTTTTCATTAAAATATTCACCGTACCCGGAATAATTTCTACCAACTAACACAAGGTTAGTGCTACTATTATCAATTTGCCCGTCGATTAAATCTGTTAGCAGTGTTCCGTCTGTCTTGTTTAGTTGATAACTCATGTTTTATTTTCCAGTGTAAATTATATAATTTAATGCTAAGTATGGGTTCATTACATTTAATGCAGTGCCTAATACACCTGTTGTTTTTACACCACCACTTTGTGCTAGACCTTGTGTGCCGCCTAGCCCTGGTTCTATCGAAAGGGTAATTGCGCCAACGTCTTCTGCTGCACCAGATGCTTCACGAATTCCGTAGTATTGGTTACCGTTACTACCTTCCATATCGTGCTCATGTTCAGGTAAGTTATCAATTCCAATTGAAGTTGACTCTGCACCTAAGTTTCCGCCGATTTGGTCAGCCGCAGCATTAGTAACTCTATTAGCACTTGGGCCTCCCAAGTTATCAAGACCTAGTGGGAATCTACCACGCATGTCCGGAAGCGCAAAATAGTTAACACCAGCATCAGATAATAGTGCAGGGTCTTTAAAGTTAAATCCAATTACGTTATATAACTCAGTGAAATCAGAACGTTTAACTTCACTTCCGTCACATATTAACCATCCAGTTGGTGCTTCAGTTCCGCCAAATGGCATAATTGCACCCGGAGGCACCAATGGTATTGATTTTAGAAAATTACGCTTAGTAATTTTATAAACACCCGTTGTTCCTGTAGTTACGTTTAATAACAATTCGTCAGCATTGCTTGCATCATATGTTACTGTTTTATTTGATATAAAACTATTAGCGATTGAAACATTAAATGTTTTAGTGCTTCCGCCAGTTTGTCCATCAAAAGAAAAACTGTTTGGCTCAACATCGCCGCTTAACGTAAATGTAGTTGCACTAGCAAGTCTATCTGCACTGCCTGCGCGGCCACTAACTGTTCCACTTACGTTACCCTGAACATTTCCGTAGAATGTTGTAGCATGTATTTGATTAAATTTTAATACTGAACTACCTATTGACCTTGTTGAGTTTGAATCAGGGAACACATTAGCACTAATAATGTCGCCTTCACCGATCATATTTAGATCGCCGCCGACAATTACGTTTTTAGCAATTGCTGCGCCGCCGCTTGTAAGAATACTACCTACACCTAAATCAGTGCTGTCTATAGTACTTGTTATTTGCAAATATCCAGAATCAGTTTCGCCTGTTCTAGGTGAAACTCTTATGTTTCCATTAACATCAACTGCTTGCTCAGGAGCACTGTTATTAAATCCTACTAGTCCCTGAGCATCAATTCTAACTACAGTTGGAGTTATGTTTCCGTTACGTAGTCTAATGTCAATATTAGCACCGTTAGTATTATGTTGAATTAGTCCAGCTTCGCCGTCGACACCAATCGTTAGCTGTCCGCCTGTACCAATTGTAACACCTTCGTTATTTTTAACGTTTAAATCAAAGTTAGTAGTTGAACTTGCATTACCTCTTAAGAAATTACTTGCAGGAACAACTGCACCTGCAACAATTAAGTTTTCAGCTTTTTCAGAAGTTCCAAAATATTTTAATACTTGTGTTCCTACTAGCGGTTCTGTACTAATGTTAAAACCTGCATTAATACCAGATCTAAATCCTTTAATTGCTGTTTTAGGAATAAACGCTTGACTACTAATAATAGCAACCGGTTCGTCTTCAACTTTAATTGCAAGTACGTTGTATCCTACGTCATCAGTTCCTATAATATTCTGTGATTGTGCACCAGTTAACAATCCGTCACTAAATTGAGGGCCGACTAAGACCCATGCACTACCTGTAAACAAATATAATTGTTGACTTTCAGTGTTTACCCATAAATCGCCTGCTAAACTATTTGAAACTGAAGGTTCTGAGCTTGCTTTTTTTAGGCCGCCAGCTGCAACCCAATTTGTGCCATCATATACTTTTAATTGATTAACATTTATAGATGTATCATACCAAATTTGTCCTTCTACAGGACGACTAGGTGCGCTATCATTTGCAAAATTTTCTAGTAAATGTAAAAAGTTTTCGCTTACTGCTTGTCCATATGCAGTAGTAAATCTACCTGGTAAACTTAGACTTGTTTCTGAATTTAATGTACTGTCTTCAATAAAAATTGAGCCTTTATTAACAGTATCAGTGTATCTAATTTCGTATGCCATTATCTACTCCTTAACCTGCTAAACTTTGTACACGGACTGTGTAATCAATTTGAATTAATCTATTCAAACTCTTTTGTACTGGGTGGAAAATAACATGTGTAATTAGTCTACCAGTACCGTCTGTGGCGTAACTACGCAACCCTAATTCGTCAAATACATATAGCGAATCTGTTGCACTTGCTGTATCAAATGCATCTTGACCGTTTGGCTCACCGTAATCAAGCAAACAACTTACAATGATGTCAGTGTAGTTGGTGCCGCTTACGTGCCTAGTTTCAAGTTTATTTCTAGCAGGGTCAGTATTATTTACACTACGATCGTCGACTACTTTAGAATACGTTTGATTATACAAACTTGCATTTGTACCAGTACTGTTAGGTGTCAAGTATGTAATTATGCCAGTAGGATCAACACTAGTGCCGCCGTTTCCAAAGCTCATTTCATAAATAAATCCTTGACCTGCATTGCTCAAACTTTCAGCAAGTGCAATACTCATGTTTTCATAATGAATTGCATTGCGCTTGTCAATGTAAACTTTTTGTGATTCAGGGTCAAATATTTTGATGTGCCCCTGCACTAGTACTCCGTTTGTGTCTTGCATGTTATCGCTCATTTAAATTTCCTATACTGTATTTATTCGGGTAGCGCCGAAGTTCCTGCTCGCAAGAATCGTGCAATGGAATTTTCTGAATCGCCTAAGTTTGTACCTTCTAAGGTCCAAGCCTGACCAACTTTCTTTATTACGGTTACTCTAACTTTGATTGTAGGATCTGCTGCTAATGGCGCAGTGTTTAGTACTACTGCATTATTAACTAGTGTAAATTCTTCAATGCTAGTTGTATCGCCTTCAGGGCTATCAAGTGCAATCGTTGGATTAAACACTTCTATAGCAGACTTACGTATACGGCGCCCTTCTACAAATA